GGAAGGCAGTAGATGATTGTGCCGCGCTGCGGTCACGCAAACAAGAGCATGAGCGGTCGATAGACAAGTCAGGTTTGATCATTCTCAAGAACAAAGCTTTGATCGAAACCCTTGATACCAAGATCAATACCCTCACAGATAAGGAACAAGAATATTTACGCAATAAGGATGCAGTAGACAATTTGGCCAATTTGATGGCGGGAAAGAATACTCTCAAGCGTAGTGTTGACTCTGCCGAAAAGAATAAGCAGGAGCTTTATAAACAAGTGAGAACGCTCAACAAAAGGCTTGGCTCGCTAGAGCAGAAGGTGGAGAATCTACGATTTCAACAGGCAGAACTAGTAAAGCTCCAGGAAGAGTATTCGGCGTATGATCTGTATCTCAAGTGTATGCATAGCAACGGAATTGCTTATGACATCATTAAGAGTAAATTGCCAACCATTAATGATGAAATTTCAAAGTTTCTAATGGGGATAGTCGATTTTAGCATTTACTTCGAAGACGACGGCAAGAGGTTAAATATCCATATTCAACACCCAGAGCAAGATGCCCGACCATTAGAGATGGGCTCTGGGGCAGAAAAAACGATTGCTGCGATGGCTATTCGGCTTGCTTTGTTATCCGTGTCGAACCTTCCAAAGGGTGACATCTTTATTCTCGACGAACCTGGTACGGCCCTAGACGAGGAGAATTTGGAAGGGTTCACACGAATGCTGGGGATGATAAAGTGCCACTTCAAGACAGTTCTGTTGGTTTCTCACCTTGAGACACTCAAGGATTGTGTGGACATTCAAATCTGCATCGAACAGAAAGACGGTCATGCTTTTGTAAACTGCTAAACTAATTATAACATCTGGAGGTGTTATGGTTATGGCAAAAGCAATTTTAGATAAGGGCTTAGAAAAGATACTCTCCCGCAAGTTACTGGTGTGGGCAACAGCTACAGGACTAGCAGCTGCTGGCTTTGTGACTAGCGGAGATTGGGTTGTCATCTCTGGACTTTACCTTGGAGGCCAGAGTGTCATCGACGCGATTGTCAAACTCAAGGCTGCGTAATGCCTGTTTTTCTCGCTTTTTTGGCCAAGTATTGGAAAGAACTACTAATTGCATTCTTATTCTTAATCATATCTGCTTCTTGGTACTATGACCGTTCATCCTTAATTGATGCGATGGATAGTGCTACTTCTCGCTATGAGCAAGAACTTCTTGTGGTGAAGGAGAGTCATGCACGAGAACTAAAGCGGAAAGAGGACCTTACTAGAGAATACGAAAAGAAGGTTGAAGGTCTGCGCTCTTCCTTTCTTGAGAAAGAGGAGGAGTTGTTCCTTCTTAGATCGGCAAGGGTAAAAGAGATTACCATCTTAAGACAGGCCGACCCAGGGGAAATCGCCGAGAGGATAGAAAGTGAGTTTGGCTTCACCTATGTGGACTAAGCTTGTATCAATGACGACACTAGGCCTAGTCTTAGTGTCGCAAGCTCAAGCTAGTGAGGGTCGGTTTACCTTGCTACCCCAAGGTGGAAGAGTCCCGTTTGAAGCGACGTGCTTTGATGATGTAGCAACTGCTGAACTGCTTACTTGGAGAGAATTCCAAGAACAAGAATTCAAAAACCGCTTAGAACTAGAGCTTAATCTTCAGAGCGAAGAACTGATGCTACAGATCAACACTCTGGGAATAAGACTAGAAGAGAGCACCATACGGTACGAGAAGAGTATCCTTCTACGAGATGAAGAGATCAAGTCTCTCCGTGAGATAATTAAAAAAGACAGAAAGGCAAACATATCCCTAATCGTAGCAGGTTCTATGGTGGTAGGTGGCGCTGCTGGGTTTGGTTTGGCCTTATTGATAAAGGAGTGACGTGTGAAAGATTATAACCGCATTGCTCGTATAGAGCAAGCTATAGCGAAAAAGTATGGCTCCAAGACAGTAGAGGATCCGAGGTCAAATTGGGACGACGCCAAAGAGGGTGATTACCAAGAGCAACTCAAGAAACTGGCCACAAGAGAGGCTAACTTCGAAGAAAGGACAGAGAAAGAAGAGGTGAATGGCATTTTAATGTCTAAAAAACTACTTACTAGAGAAACTACGAGGAGAAGCTGCCCCGTTTGCAAGGTTTATTCTTTCAGTCTTAAGGACGATGCTTACATGAATAGGTACGATTGTTGTTTTAACTGCTATGTTCATTGGGTAGAAGGAAGAGAAGAGAGATGGGAAACTGGCTGGCGTCCGACTAGAGGAGACAAATAATGGCAACCACATTGGAAATCATCAGAGGAATCTCACAAGCGGCTGCGAATGCTTATGATGGGGCGCATGTAGAGAATTATTCTTCTGACGGCAAAGCACGAACTGTTGGGCTCAAGAGGGAAGAGGGAAACCCCATTACCGATAAGCGAGTGATGGATGGCTTTGGGGTCCGTTTTCGCGGGAATCAACTATGCATCAACTACCAGTCAGAGCTGCAGTTAAAGGAAGTGTATGGTGGCTCGTTTGAGAGTGACATTGAGTCGATGTTATCTAACATTGCCAAGTTCTTGAAGAAAGAGTACAAGGTCATCACTGGTGATTCATTGACACTTACTCCATCAGGGGAAGTGGAAATCATTGTACAGAACACTTCTAGAATCCGAGCATGGTGCCAGGCTCACCAATATTACGATATCGGTTCGCTCAAAGAGGTGGAGGGTATTACATCTCCCTCAGAAGACCGGCTTGATAGTTCCTTTAAGAAGTTTTTGGACCAAGGTGGGTTCAAGGGTAAGAGGCCACAGAACGACTCCAGAAAAAAGGGGTAAAGCTCGATGGCATACAAGCTTTCCAAAAAGCAGAAGATGCGAGAGATTGTAAAGTCTGGCAAAGACCCATCGTATTTTATCAACAACTACTGTAGAATCTCACATCCCATGGATGGCTTGATCCCCTTTAAGACGTATCCTTACCAAGATGATATGCTGGAGAACTTCAACGATCATCGTTTTAACGTTATCTTGAAGGCTCGTCAATTAGGCTTATCAACAATTGTGTCGGCTTATGTCGTCTGGATGATGCTGTTTCATCGAGATAAGAATGTTTTGGTAATGGCAACTAAATTCTCAACAGCCACGAATGTTGTTAAGAAAGTCAAGAACATTATGAAGAACCTGCCTGAGTGGATCAGGATTTCGGACATCAAGATTGATAATCGCGCTTCTTTCGAATTGGGGAACGGATCACAAATAAAGGCTACATCTACATCAGGAGACGCAGGGCGCTCCGAAGCTCTCTCGCTACTGGTGATCGATGAAGCTGCCCACGTAGAGGGTCTTGATGACCTGTGGACGGGTCTCTATCCGACCCTTTCAACTGGTGGTCGTTGTATTGCGCTAAGTACACCAAATGGTGTGGGAAATTGGTTCCACAAAATCTATGTCAATGCAGTCGATGAGAACAACGATTTCTTTCCCTCTAATTTGCCTTGGGACGTACATCCAGAAAGAGATCAGGCATGGTTTGAAAAAGAAACCCGTAATATGTCAAGGCGTCAGATCGCACAAGAATTGGAATGTAACTTCAATACTTCTGGCGAGACGGTTATCCATCCAGACGATATTGCTTATGTAAAGAGTCTAAAGTTGGAGCCAAAATACCGAACTGGCTTTGACCGAAACTATTGGATCTGGGAAAGTTATCAACCAGGCGAAGATTATTTGCTCATAGCAGATGTAGCCAGGGGCGATGGAAAAGATAGCTCGGCCTTTCATGTTTTTAAGATTTCGAACATGGAACAGGCAGCAGAGTACGAGGGCAAACCTAACTTAGATTTGTATTCCAACATTTTGTCAGAGGTTGGAAGAGAGTATGGTAATGCCCTTCTGGTAGTTGAGAATATCGGAATTGGTATGGCTGTCTTAGAGAAGCTTGAACTGTTAAATTATCCAAATCTCTACTACTCCTTAAAAGGAACTCACGAATATGTCGACCAAGACGCAGCATATGCAAATAGTAATTCCGTACCTGGCTTCTCCACAACCACTAAGACGAGACCATTGATTGTAGCGAAGTTGGAAGAGTTTATACGAAATAAGCAAGTAACTCCACACTCTAGCCGCCTATGTAATGAGTTAGAGACGTTTATTTGGAACAACGGAAAGCCCCAGGCTATGCGAGGATACAATGATGATTTGACCATGGCTTTGGCTATTGGATGTTGGGTCAGAGACACAGCATTAACCGCGAATAAAAAAGAGAGTGATTACCGAGAGGCATTCTTTAATTCAATAGGAGTAATAGGCAAACGACTTGATACGACAATTCCGGGGATGCTGAAGCATAACCGATCAGACGAGGCATTGCAAAAAGCAGCAGAAATGACTGGTGAATACATGTGGCTATTAAGGGGATAATGAATGGCAAGCGCAAAAGACAAGAATCCTAGAAACCCAACTTCGGACCTGTATAAGAGATTAACTAAGCTCTTCTCTGGTCCGATTGTCAGCAGGAGAACCCAAACTGGCAGGAGAATGCGGAAGCAACAGCTTGATAAGTTTGGCAATTTGTTCAAGTCGGCCAGCGGGCAAGAGTTCAAGAGAACTCACTATAATCCATTTGAATCTATGAATTCAAATTATATGTCGAATCAAGGGCGTACTGAGCGGTATGTCGATTCAGACCAGATGGAATTCACCCCAGAAATCTCAACTGCTTTGAATATCTATGCTGACGAGATGACAACATCTTCGGCATTAGCGGACCTCTTACACATCAAGTGTCCTAACGAAGAGATACGTTCCATCCTCCACAGTCTATACTATGACGTGCTCAACGTTCGGGATAACTTGTTTGGTTGGTCGAGGACGACTTGCAAATATGGAGACTTCTTCTTGTACTTGGACGTTGATGAGACGTATGGAATCCGACATGCTATTGGATTGCCACCCGGTGAAATGGAAAGGCTTGAGGGAGAAGACAAAACAAATCCTAACTACGTTCAGTTCCAATGGAATTCTGCTGGTATGACTTTCGAGAATTGGCAAATCGCACACTTTAGAATCCTAGGCAACGACAAGTACCACCCATATGGAACTTCAGTGCTGGAGCCCGCTAGGAGGATCTGGAGACAGCTGACTCTAATGGAAGATGCTATGATGGCATACCGAATCGTTAGAGCCCCGGCCAGAAAAGCGTTCTATATTGACGTTGGGAACATCCCGCCCCAGGACGTTGAACAATACATGCAGCGAGTCATGACATCGATGAAGAGGAATTCTGTTGTTGACAAGAATACGGGCAGAATCGACCTTCGCATGAACCCCATGAGTATCGAAGAAGACTATTACGTTCCTGTTCGCGGTGGAACAAAATTCGCAGAAATAACAGAGGTTGGTGGACAAGAGCGCAACCATGATATTGAAGATGTGAAATACCTAAGAGATAAATTGTTTTCAGCACTCAAGGTGCCAGCCTCTTATCTGACCCAAGGGGAAGAAGGGTCAGAGGACAAGACTACTTTGGCTCAAAAGGATATCCGATTTGCCAGAACTGTCCAGAGGCTACAACGACCTATGATAACAGAATTGGAGAAAATTGGGATTGTTCACCTTCATACTCTGGGTTTTCGTGGAGATGATTTGGTGAGCTTCACCTTACAGTTAAACAATCCTTCAAAGATTGCCGAAATCCAAGAGCTTGAGCATTGGAATCAGAAGTTTACAGTTGCTAATGCTGCTACCGAGGGCCATTTCAGCAACAGGTGGATCAATGAAAATATCTTTGGACGTTCGGAAGAAGAATTCGAGAGAAACAAGCGAGAGATGTATTATGATCGCAAGTATGAAGCTGAATTGAATGCCGTTGGAGAAATGGCTGGAGAAGCTATGGCTGGTGGAATGGCTGGTGGAATGGCTGGTGGAATGGCTGGAATGGAAGGAGGGGAGTCCGGGCTTCCCGCTTTTGAGCCCGGAGGTGATTTGCCGGGAGCGGACGAGGTTGGGATGCCTGAGG